GGGTCGGAGCTACCCAACGGCACAACCACGTTGCGGTTGCGATCGGCTCGAAAATGTACATCTACGGCGGCGAATGGGCCTCCCCAAACAATGGCGATCGATACCGCAATGATCTTTGGGTCTACGACGCCGGGGCTAACAGCTGGACAGCGCTGGGTAGCGGCGCACCAGGCCGGGAAAACGCCTCCGCCGTAGTGATCAACGATGAAATGTATCTGTTCGCTGGCACCGCAATTTTGGGCGGCACCGACTTGAACGATCTGTGGCGAATCTCGTAAGGAGTACACATGTACTACATCCATGCAATGACTGACGGCGGCGTCATGGTCAGCAACACCGACGTGCCCTACATGGCGGAGTTTCCTGCTGAAAATCAGCAAGTGGCTGACCAGGTCGTGGTGGGCCTGAATCAACCTGTGATGCTGGCCGAGCTGGCCACCTACCGGCTAATGATCGAGACGGGTGGCCTGGAGCTCGACGGCGGAATGCGGTTGCTGACAGATCGCCAGAGTCAGGCGCAGCTGAACATTGCCTATGCCGATCTGAAAAACGGCTTGATCCCGGACACTGACTTGAAAGTGGACAACAGCTGGGAAGTGGTGAACCTGGAACAGATGCAGCCGATTGCCAAGGCTTTGGCCGTTCACCGTCGCGCCTGCTTTCGTGCCGAGCGCGTGGTTACTACCGCTATCCAAAACGCCGATACGCCCGCGTTGCAGGTAGATATCAATATCCAGGCTGACTTCATGACGGCGTACCAGGTCGCAGTGGCCGAAGTGACGGATGCTGCGCAGTGAACTGGACACCGGTAACCATGCAGTGGCCCACCGACGCCACCGCCTGGATGGACCAAATGGACGCGGCCAAGGACATGGCCACCGCCCAGCTCGACAGCGCGTATGGCCGTTTGGCCACGCTGGCAGAGCAGGTCACCACAGACCTGAGTCTGATCGGTCAGGCGGTCAAGGGCGTGATCGCCAGCGGGCGCGCCGCGCTGGACGGCCAATTTGGTGACGCCCCCCAGTGCTTTGTGGTGACGCCATTCCAGAGCGGCGTGGGGCAGGGCACCGGCTATCAGCGGTTCCTTTCAGCGCCGAACCTGGTGCAGCGCATGGCTGACAAGCTGCAGGACAGCGCGGATCCGGCGCACCCAACGGGTGAGCAGTACGCCCTGGTGATTCTGTTCCTGGGCACGCGCTTTGACCAGATGGCCGGCGTGCTGTCGAAATTTAACGCTCTGATGCCCATTGCCGAGCTGCAGAAGGCTGAACGCCGCGCCAAGCACCTGTTCGAGCTGGATACCTCGAAATGGGAATTACCGAGTGTAGGCGCGCTGCCGCCCTGGGCGGCTCTCCCTCTGGAGCGGTGCACCGTGCTCAAAGAGGCCAGCGCCTCTATCAACGGCCAGCTGGCCCGACTGGAGAGCTACGCCGCCGACAGTTCGCCGCTCGATGACCTGGCCGAGTTGGTCCAGCGCAAAGCCGAACAGGCCGTGGGCCAGGATTCGAAATTGAACGAGCTGAAAGAGCTGCTGGCTGGGGGCACACCCGACACCAGCATGCAAACGCGATTGCTTGGACCAGGTGATGCCCGCGAACTGCGCGAGCAGCTGCTGCAGGGCGACGACGCACCAGGGCATGAATGGGTGCTGTCGTCCGGTGTGATGCTGGTGGGATCCCTGCAGGGCCTCAGCTTTGTTCGTGAACTGGTGGGCCTATGACTCTGATGCTCAACGGTGAACAGATCATCGGCAAGCGCATGAAAGTGACCGCTAACCTCAAGATTGAAAGCGATGACATGTCGGGCCAAACCAGCGGTACCGAGAAATCGCACAAGGGCTTTAAGCCTAAGACGCTGACGGTAGCGCTGAGCGTGCCCTACAAGGACATGACCAACCTGCGCACGCTGATGCGTCTGGCTGAGAGCACGCAGGGCGGCGGGCAGCGCACCACCTACCGGATCGTCAACGATACCGCCGAGGCCTTCGGCATCCGCCAGGTGGAATTCACCGACGGTGTGAGCGCACGCGAAGACGACAGCCTGGCGCAGTGGATCGTCCAGTTCACCCTGTCTGAGAAGCTGTCGAACCCTGAGAAGGTCGAAAGCCGCCGTGCTGGTAATCCAGTGACGTCGCAATCTGCACCAGGTGACGGCGTCACCGGCGCCGGTGCTGGATCGGGCGCCACGCCGCAGGAGCTGACCGGATTCGAAAGCCTGCTCAAGAAAGTTGACACGTACCTGGGGCCGACGCCATGAGCATGAAACTCCACAAAGTGCTGACGATTGGCGGTGTGGTCATTCCCTTGGTGAACGACGACGTGCGCCTGGATCTGAAAAGCCCAGGGCGGGCTACGTTCACGATCCAGGCCGGGAACCAGGTGAGCGGCCTGGTCACGCTTGATATCGGATACAACGAATCGGCGCTGCAGCGGCACTTCATCGGCTACGTCGAGCGATGCACCGCGGCTAATGGCGTGGAGCAGATCGTGTTCTGCAGAGAGGTTGCCGCCGTGTTGGCCAAGTCTATGCCGATGAACCTTCGCCACGTGGATCTGCGCGCCGTGCTCACCGATATCAGCGGCAAAACCGGGCTGCGCTTCCGTGTTCCGGACCAGCCATACACCAAGGTCAAAGCCCCGTATTTCTACAGCCTGGCTGCTGGATATCAGGCCATGGACAGCATGGGCACCGTGTTCGGCATCCCTGATTTTATCTGGCAGCAGCAGGGTGACGGGGAAGTGTTCGTGGGTTCCTGGGCGGACAGCTTCTTTGGCGTTCGCCCAGCGCTGCAACTCCCGGTCAGCCTGTTTGACGGTTACCAGGGCAATCAAAGCGCGATGGTCTCGGCTCTGCCCGGATTACGACCAGGCGCCTCAATCAACCAGGGCGAGCGGATCACCAGTGTCACGCTTTCCGGCACACAGATGGCTATCAAATGGACGACGCAATCAAGCGCAGCGTAGAACGCCTTTTTCCTGAACTCACCGGCGGCTATCACTTGCCGCGCTTTGCGCGCGTGGTAGGAGTGGCTGACGCCCCGGCTGACGCATCCATTTGCGACGACTTCCGACCGCGCTACGCGGTCGACATCGAAGTACTTGGTCAGGACGGTGAGCCAGATCCCGCCTTGCCGACGCTTCACGGTGTACCGCTGCCGCTGCCCTCGGGCGGCGAAGAGATGGGCATGTTTGCGTTTCCCCAGGAAGGCACCCAGGTGGTGGTGTGCTTCGCGTATGGCTCGCCCAGCAAGCCTTACATCCAAACGATCCTGCCGCACGGCCTAAGCCTGCCCAAGGTGCCGAAGGGGGACCAGGTGTGGCAACACAGTGACGCCGTGCAGCAGCGCGTCGACGCGGACGGTAACTGGCTGCGCCTCACCGACGGCAAGATTCGCGACCACTCCCTGGAGCGCGAGGTGGAAGCCCTGGGCAACAGCGAGAAGTATCAGAGCCACGTCCAGGACGTAGAGAACCATTCGACCGAGACGGTAGGGGGCATCAAGAAGATCGAGGCCCTGGGAGCGATGAAGCTGGCCAGCGCCGGTACCGCGAGCTTTGCCGCCCTGGACGATATGCACCAGGCGACCGGCCGGGATCTGAACCAGGTAGTCGGCAAAAAGCTGAACGTGGCAGTGGGTGGCGACATGGCCGAGCGGATCGCCGGGCTGCGCGAGCGTGTGGCGGGCGTTAGTCAATGTCTGCAGGCACCCAAAACGTGGCTCGGCTCTGAGGGAGTAAACGTGCTGCAGGTGCTGTGCGATCTGATCGATCTAGTGGACGCGATGAATAGCCAGCTGGCTACCCACACTCATACACCAGGACCGACGCCAAGCTCGGCGGATACTAGCCAATTTAGTGAAAAGTCCATTAGGGCGAAACAGCTTGTTAGTAAGTTAAAGTCTATTACCGCACGATAAAGGCTCTCCATGCAGACGAGCCTTTATCAAGTAAAGACGCGCTAATTCATAGCGAATGCTTCATCAAAAGCATAGAGAACTCTTTTTGCAAATCTGTGTGTTTTCAGTGCCTCATCAATTGTTGTGTTCTTCTTCCAAGCATGAGCGAAGTCATGGCGCCAATCAAGAATTTGTTCAAACCGGTTTTCGATATTTATGCCGACTCTTGTTGATATCCGACTCCTTTTTTCGGCTAGTCGCGCCTTAAAGTCCACTTCAATGCTAGGTGCGAATAATCTCGCGTAACCTTTTAGATCGTTTATTTTAATTCGGCTGTTTATCTTGCTATAGTTATTTTGCGCATAGTTGCCAAATATGACGTTATGCCTTGCGGCGTAGGATATTAATATTTCTTTTACGCAAGACTCATAACTTGCTGCAATTGCCACTACCAATAGGCCAGCAAGATCAGCTCTAAATGTTTGCGCCCCAATATTATCTTCAGGCACAAATTGACTGATTTCTTGAGCAAGATCATCTATTTTTTTAAGATGAAGATCCAGATCCGCTCTAGCCATTAGTTAATATTTCCTTGGCTCTTTCAATCCTGGTGCGCAACATCGATGTGTCTGTTGTTGGACCAGTAATTGTTTCCAAAAAACTTTGATCCATAAAAAGCACATCGTATCTGCGTTGGAGGTCATTGACCGTAATTGCACCTGCATCCTCCAAGAGAGTAATCATGACGGATTCCAAAACGGCCGAATTGATTACTCCTTTAGGGCGGAAAGGATTTTTAATCCCCTGCACGACTTTGGCTACAACCTCCGGAAATTTTGCTTGAAACTCCGCTGCTTTGGACGAGTCGAAAGCTCGACCTTCACTCATAGTCGTATTTAGATATCGCAGCATTGGCTTTTCGTATTGTTTCCAATCTTTAAATAATCCGTAGAGCCGCAATATGAGCTCAATATCTTTCTGGTTCTTATCAGGCCTTTTCATTCCCAATATGTCATGCCAGCCAGGCGATTTGTTAAGCAGGTTTAGTTCTTTAACAATATTTCCTCGGTAAACTGCGTTCCGGATCTCCTGCGGTTTTAGTTGCGTGCCACCGGTGTTCAATCGTTCGAATATATGAAAGACACTGTCATTTCTGTCGTCCGGCTTAATCTGCTTTATATTTATTGCGCGCAATGTTGAGTTGCGGAGCTTTCGCTGATCCTTAGGAGACAGGTCAGTGAATAGTTTGCCGTTAAATTCCGAGCGCTCTGCAAGACCCTTCAGTCTAAATACTTGACGCTTTTCGCTCTTGTCTGGTTCCCCAAAATACCCTTCCATAAAGTATTTTACAGACATTAAACGCTGCTGACCATCAATGACCTCTAGCTGATCTTCGGCGTTCACATACAAGAAAATTTGCGGGACAGGTAAACCCATTAAGAAGGATTCAATCAATTTCGATGCTTGTTCTAGCCCCCACACGAACCGACGCTGGTAGAAGGGGATAACAATATCGTCTCTTTCGAGTTGATTGACTAGTAGCTCAAGGCTAGGGTCTGAGGGCGACACAGAGATATCAAACTCGACATACGGAGTCTCATCCACCTCAACTTCGACACTTAATTCATCATCCATAACGCATCCCCTCGGGTTAAAGAACCATTGTTCGCTACGACGCGCTTGCTATGCAAGCGTCACATCCTCATCCGCCACAGTTTTTGTCTTATCGTCATGTGACCATGGCTTTCCGAATTTTGCCCGTCAGTCTGCACGCCTATAGACCTGCTGCAACTCCGTAGACCAGATAGCCGATACCAGCGGCCAAAAACTCCACGCTCGGAATAAAAACGGCGTAGAAAATCACTTATCCCCCTCCCGCCGACGGGCTTTGTGTGATTTTTTTGTGCAATTCGCCGGGTAGTGCAAACACGGCTGCAGCCCGCGCCGCCCGTGGGCCTCTGCAGGTGATCGGCCTTTTCATTTTGTGAAAGGTTTTGCAAGGAAATGAAGCGCGGTTGCACAGCGACGCGCCAACCAGCTGAAACGGCCAGAGGCTGACACCACCGGATTCATTGGGCGAAAAATACGAAAACGCGCGTTTCGGTGCATTTTCAAAATCGAGATCGATCAGAAATTTCCGATGTAATGCAATCAGTCCGGGCGGGACGCTACGCGGTGTGCATCAGGACAGCCGTGGTCTGCAGCCGATATCTGGGGTTAAACCAATTTTCACGGGGCTGCACATGCACTGCTGCCTTTGGTTGCCGTTTTTGGATGCGGGAAATACAGGATTTTGATGAGAGTTGTTGTCAGAGCGAGGGGGGTAATTCTGAAAACAGCGATATTGGCTATACGACCCATCGATCTGCGCTACAGGCCGCGTAATCCGTGGCCTTCCGGTATTACATGGCGAAGTAATATCAAGCGATATGAAACGTAATATTTTCCTCAAACCCCCGGATTCATTGGGTTTTAAAGGATGTAAATATAGCTATTTAGAAAGGTAACAATATCGCCAATGTATCGCTTCAATATCGCCTTTTTCGGAATTGCTGGAAGCCCCGAGCTGCAAGGGTTACAGACAATTTTCAACGGTCATATTACAAATATCGCTATTTTTTCAAACCCCCACGGATTTTAGGAATTAGCTCCTAGAGGGATTTCCTGAGGACTGAACCTGAAAGCCACCAGCCGCTCACCGACTCAGGAAATGCTGTTGGCAATGCGTAGCTGGTTGACGAGCCACTGACACATGTTCGCCATAGCCACGGCCTCTGCGAAGTCGATACTCGTCGGCCTGACATGCGCGATATCTCGGTTTATGGCATGAAGCTTCACGAAGGTCATGAACGTGAGCTTGTCCAAAATATTCTGTGCATGGAGCAGGTTGGCGTTAGAGACTGAGAACTGGGCGGGTGGCAAGTTGTGTTTCGCGGCAAGCTTACTCAGCTCCGTTTCCACTTCCTGCCAGGAACTGATGATGGCGGCGCGTGGGTCAATAGCCGCGAGCTCTACAACATCAGGGGAGGCGGAAGATTGAGACTCTGGTCTGCTCACCGAGCCACTGGCGCTAACTTCGTCTTTCAAAGCGTCAAGCTTCTCGACTAGGTCGATATGGAAGTCTTTGTACTTAAAGCTTCGAATCTTAGGTATGAGGCCAGCCAGGGCCGGTTTGAGCAAAATGGCCAAGCCGATCACGGACGCAGGCCATGCGAGGGACGCTGTCATTGCTGATACGAACTGCATCCAATCCATGATGACGGTCCTATTGGTCGAGTGACCGAGGCTTGCAGATTTGCTCGCACGGCAAGCTTGTTACGTGGCTTGTTACGTGTAGCGGAAAAAACAAAGGCCTGCATCGCTGCAAGCCTTTGATTTATATGGTGCCGGCACCAGGAGTCGAACCCGGGACCTACTGATTACAAGTCAGTTGCTCTACCAACTGAGCTATACCGGCGTGATGGGCGCTGAGTATAT